GGCCGTATTCAGAATCTCTATCAGTTTATTCTTCTCTACCTCAAAGTCCTCCATAACTCTGGCATGACGTTTCTTTTCCTCTTCTGCCCCGGTAGCATAAACCTCCTGAATCTCCTTGATTCGTTCTTTTCTAACTCTCTCCGCATCATCCAATTCATCCTTGGCCGCTTCCTCGGCTTTACCCTTCTCGTACTCGTACTTTTCATCAGTATCTGCCTTATCTTTGTCAATCTTTCCTTTCTCAATACTCTCCTGTGCTTTGTAAAAATCCTCATTTGCTTTTTTAATATCCCTAAGACCCTTCTCTGCTTTCTTACTTTTCTTATCTCCACCTATATCACCATAGAGTTCGGCGGATTGCTCTAGTAATTCCTTACCAGCTTTAAGGGCCTCTTCATTACCTTCATTCCGAGCCTGGTTCAGAAGTTCAATACCCCTGCGTAGTTTGTCAGCAGCGGCTTTTTCATTATCTTTATCTTTGTGACGGTCACTCTTACCCCTATTAGCGACCTCACGGATCTTATCATCAATCTTTTCATTCTCGGTTATGATACCAGCAGCGGCTTCTTGCTCGGCCTCTAAACGGTCTTCAGCGTAATCCTCATACTTCTCCTTGAGGTCATACGCCAGGTCTTCAAGTTTCTTTTCCAGCTTCTCATTTATTTCACTAACCTTTTCAGCGTATGTTTCCTGAGCCTTGACAAGGTCTTTGGAGGATTTCTCACCGAGCTTTGTGATTTTATCCTCGTAATCCTCCACTTCCCGCAGGTGCTTGGTTTCAAGTTCCTTGATATCCTCAAGGGCCTTCCTGCGGTCTTCTACATACTTATCGGTAAACTTGCCCCTTTCCTCAAAGTATTTTTCCTCTGCGGTCAATTGTTCTTTGAGGGCTTCACGATATGCATCATTATCCTCACCCTGAATTGCCCGTATTTTAACTACATTATCTACGGCAAGCTGGTATGCCCTTGCATAGTGATCAAGAGTAGCCGCAGTCTTCGATTCTTCTGCACCTTGATGAGTCAAGACACCTTCAGCCTCGTCCTTAGCAATCTTATCCTGGACTCTAGCGAAAGCAACATCGGCTTGTTCTTTTGCCAACTCATATTCTTCCTTACGGATTTCTATACGATCGGTGGCCCCCTTTTTGACATGGGCAGTTTTTGCTTCTTCAAACTGCCGCAGGGCATCCTGTTCTGCTTCCCTTGCTTTCTTTATCGCATCAGTATCATTTTGTTCTTCGGCAACCTTTAATGCTGCCGCTTGACGAAGATACTGTTCTGATAGTCTCTGAATGGTCAGTTGTAGTTTTTCATTCTCAAATTCCCGCACAGAACCTTTTTCTTTCAATCTGATCCGCTCAAGTTCCGCAAAGTGCTTTTTCTCCGCATCCTCTTTCAGTTTATTGGTGGAAGTGGCTTTTTCAAGGACTTCTTTCGGGTCCTCTATTCCTTTCTTAGCAAGGGCTATCCGTCTGTCAAGTTCTATAGATAAACGGTACCTTTCATTTTCCTTTGCCATAACCCCTTTGACATGCTTATCTATTCTTTCATTCTCCTTATCCAGCCACTTCTGAATTTCATCTGCCTTTTTTACATGGAAGGCACTCAAATCTGCAAGTTGCCCAGATGTGCTTTCTTTGTAGAATTCCCTGCTCTCTTTCTCAATTTGTTTCTTGAAGTCAAAATACTGCTGTTCACTAATCTTAGACTCCCTGTAGAATATTTCATTCATTTCTACACGTTCTTTGAATATCTCCTGTTGCTTGGCTATAGCCGCGATTGATTCCGTGTTGATATCTTTGACCAACATACGGATCTTGCTATTAAGTTTACTCTCTGTATCTGCCCGATTTTTAACGAACTTGGTGTACACTGTGCCAGCATCATCCAATTCCTTTTTCCACTCACCGGCATTACCATAAAGAGATATAGAAGCCTTACCTGCTTCCTGCTGAACTCCATCTTGTATTTCTCTAATCTTACTAACGATTATGGATTTCAGGGTCTCCATGCGAGGCCCTGCATCCATAGTCCATGGAAAAACTTCCTCCCAAGTAACAGCCCCCCTAGTAGAATCCTCAGCTTTCATAACTATGTCAGCTACATTCGTAGCCCACACATTCATCTGTTCTTCTTGCTTTGCTATTTCTTCAGCAAGTTCGTTCTCATCAAACCACTTGCCACTGATTAAAACTTTTTCTCCCTTCCCAAGCCCCTTTTGGGCGTACTTCATATTCTCTATGGAAGTAACAGCTTTATTGATTTTCTTAGTGTACCCATCAAGGGCATCTACTTGCTGCACTAATATCTTCTCATCTTGAGTCTTTTGAAACTCATCCATTACCACAGTGAGTTTGTTGACATCCCCAAGAGTAGCCCTAATCTGAGCAGCGATTTCTGGGAAAGCCTCTGCCATATTTTTGAGCAGGTTCAGCTTTTCTCTCTCAGTTAGTGGGGTCTCCCTCAACCTTTCCAACTCTGCAATATAACCTTCTATAGACTTACTCAGATCACCATAGGCCACCATTTCCTTTTCAAGGTTAGCAATTTGTCTACTGGACGCAGTTGTAGCAAACCCAATAGCAGCAGCGAGAGAACCAAGGCCCAAAACAATCCAAGTAATTGGGCCACCTATAGCAGCAAGGATAGTCCTTAGTCCTACCAGCACAGTCGTAAAGCCAGTTGTGGCCTGTGTTGCTTTAACAACAGCCGTGCTAAGATTCTGGTATGATGTTACAAGCGCAGTGATCTTAAGAGTCACCATTGCTTTTGAAAGGCCTCCAAGTGCAATAATCAACCCGCCAACCAGATAAATAATAGTTTCAAACCAATTCGGCAGTGGGGAAGTGACACTTGCAAGAGTCTGGAACCCAGCTATCAAAGGGGCAAGTGCATTATCCACGAGCCACACCAGCGAATCAGCCAAACTCCTGGATGCATCTATCATCGCCTTCATGGCATTGGTGGCCCCGGCCCTGCCAAAGGCGATGGCAACCAGACCTAACTTATCAAACAAGTTCTTCAGCGAGGTTTGGAGACCTTCCATCTGCTTACGGGCCATCTCCTGAGTAGTACCGTACCTCTTAACCTCAGAAATCATGTCGTTGTAGGCATCCACATCAGCGGTGAGTGCCAATGCAGCAGATGCCCCATATTTACCAAACAGATCAAAAGCCCTGCTGGTGTCACTCAAGACAATGCCAAGGTTGGACACAACCTTTGACATGCCCTGAATACGCGGGTCCAGTTCATCCAAGGTCAGCCCCGCTTCTTCTACAGCATCCTTCATTTTTTCGGATGGGTCTGCAAGTTCAGAGAGAATACGCCTGAGTCCTGTACCCATAGTACTCGCGCGCAAACCCACATTCGACAGCACACCAAGGGCAGCAGCAGTTTCTTCCAGGGTAATGCCCAGATCAGCCGCAACCGGGCCGACATAGTTCATTGCGGTGACAAGTTTTTCTATGGTCAACTTGGACTTGTTTACGGCGTTGGCAAACACATCCGCAACCCTACCTGACTCCTCAGCCCTGATATTGAACATAACCAGAGCAGAAGTCATCAAGTCCACAGAAACCTGCATTGTTTGCATGGTGCCGGTAGCCAAATCAGCAACGGCCTGGACGGCACTAATAGACTCCTCAGCAGTTAAACCAGCTTGGCCCAATATCACCATGCCATCAGAAATTTCAGTAGCGGAAAACTTCGTTTGTGAGGCCACATGCTCGATGGTATATCCCATCTTCTTCATTTCGGCGTCAGTGGCTTGAGTAATGGCTTGGATATTCTTGAGGCCCTGGTCGTATTCAATGATGGCATCCTTGCCAGCCATGAACGCTTCTTTCAGGTAAATAATGGAATCGGCAATCAAACGATAACCAATATAGTTCTTTACCTTTGCCCCCAACTTCTCCCACATAGTGTGCTGCTGATTCCCTGCCTGGGTAGTCTGCTGAAGATTCTGAGTAACCTGTTGGGCAGCTTGTCCTATCTGATTCATCGCAGTGATGAACGGACTGGCTTGGTTTATCTTGGCAAAGGCGTTGCCCAGCTTATGAATCTGAGCAATGATGACACCCAGTGAGGGGATATTCAAACCCTCCAGTTTTTTCAGGGAATTGACAAACGCAGTAATGCTGGGAATATTCCCCATCCCAGTGAACTTCTCCATAGCCTTCGCTATGGGTTCAAACTTACCAACATTAATTCCCTCGGCTGCTTTCCCGAGTGATTTCAGACTCTCTACGGACTTTGTCCAAACAGGCAACCTACCCACGCCTTTTAGTTTTAAAAGAGCGTCAGCGATCTGTGACAGGTCTGGAAATGACTGAGTTGCTGATAGTGCCTGTAAGTTTTTGACGAACGGGCCAATTGAGGGGAGTTTCCCTATAGATGCAAACTTAACAAGGGCATCAGCTACCTTCCCAAGATCAGGAAAATTACCACCAATTTCCTTCAGGCTTTTGAGGGCAGGAGCAAGCGTCCTAATATTATCAGGTATCTTGATCTCAGCAAACCCTTTAAGGCCGTTGGCAAACTCTGTAAAATTAGGGAGGCTAGTAGCACCACCTTCCTTTAACTTCGATATAAAGGTGGTGAGTTTCTGAAACGAAGGAAAGGTAATACCTGAGAGTTCTTTTAAAGTGGAAAGATTGGCAAGACTTGGGTCTACAGTAACCCCACTGAGTTCTTTCAGTTTGACGACACTATTGACAAACTTTGAAATGTCAATGTTCTTGAGTTCATTGACATAAAGGGCAAAATTATCAATGCCTGTATTCTTAAAATCAACCTTACTAAGGGAAACAGCAATCCTATCCGAAACATCGGCAAGGTTGCTGATCCCCTTCATTATGTTTGTGATGGAAGTTTGTAACGCTGTGAGATTTGTAGCGACAGACCCAATCCCAGTACCAGTCTCATCTACTGCCGAGATTGTGATCGAGACTCTTTTGTTGATATTATCAGCCATTACCGCATTTCCTTGTTAATGAATGAAGCAAGACGCTTCCATTCCTGTTGCACTTGTTTTGGCGATGCGGATTCTGCTTTTTGGCTGATATCTACCCCCAATTCGGATAGCATCTGGTCTAACCCTTCTTTTGTTAAGTTAGATCCCATCCATTGGGCTGACAGGTTCTCTGCCCTTATACGTTTCTCCTCGTTACGGACTGCCAGTAGGAAGGCACCAATCTCAGAGAGCGTATACTCTTTTATGCTTGACCAAGAATGTCCATGAGCCACAAGGTTCTGGACAACATCAAAAAGTCCTACTTCTTTTGAGACTTTTCCTTCTTGATTTGAAACTTCTCCGCCAAGCTGTTGAAGTTTTTTTCGAGCTTCTCCTTGGAAGCAAGATTAACCTCAATAATCGTATTCAGCAACTCTACAATAAGGTCGATGGGTAGAAGCTGGATATCTTCTTTCGCAATGTTTGACGCTTCCTCCATAACCTCTGGGAACTGGTCAAGCAGCGTGATCGCAATCTTAAGGATATTACCCTTATCGTTGTAGTTATCCCAGGTAACTCCTTCCTTGCCCAACTGCTCACCAAATGACTTGAGCTTCTTTGAAATAGAAGCTAGTTTGGCGATGCCCAACGGTTTGATATCGATGTGCTGGGTGCCAACTTTGAATACCTTCCCTGGAAACAGTTCATCCAGTTCAGATGTAATCCTGATTCGTTCAGCCATTGTTCTACCCTTCTTTTGAGTTTTCAAAAAGGGGGCCGAAAACCGGCCCCCTTTGTCAGTGCCGCTAAAAAACCATTCTTTTACAGGAAGTTGATATCCATGTACGGACTTGCTGGATGCCCGGTCTCGTCCTTCAGGATTTCGCCCTGGAAGCCGAGGGTTGACCAGTCATCACCAATCATGGCAGTATCACCAGTCGGGGTAAGGCTGGCACGCCAGATTTTCAACTCCTGCTGAGTACCAACGGGGTTGTCAGAAACAAACCGCAGAAAACCCTCAATGGTAGTCTTAGTGAACGACTTTACCTGCGAGTAGGTGACCGCCTTGTAATTGTAGGTGATATGGAGTTCATCACCTTCAAGGATAGTAACCCCAGTCGAAAGAACCAACACTCGGCCAATCTTGTCGTCTTTGAGAAGCGCACTTACCGAGTAATCAGTACCAGCGACATAGGTAACCGCATCAGCATCATCCTGAACCAAGATGACACCAGCAGTCCATACAGGGTCGGCGGTCATATCAGCGGTAATAGCCGAAACACTGATCGTATCAGCATTAGCAAATACACCGCTCACAACAACCACATCGACATATCCAGTCCCAACCGCTACGATTGTACCGCTACCAGGACTTGCATTGTCGCTGACAATTGTGGTACCAACCACAAAAGGACCACCTGTAACGGTACCATGAGCCAACCGATATGAACCAATTTCTCGGTAGACTGTGGTAGCACGCATACCCAGATTAGCGGTGACTACTTCAGCCTCCGCTACACCAGCAATCTGAGTAACTGTACTGAGGGCACCAAGTGAGAGCATGCCAATATTCTCGGCATTAATCTCGTCCAGGGTAAAAGCAACGCTCGGGGTGATCTGGGAGATAACTTCCTTGTCTTTTGCCTTCAGGCCACCACGGGAGCTGAAATGTTCGAGCTTCTCGACAGCGACACTGAAGGAAAATGCAGGGGCGTTACCCAAGTCCCTTTCGCCCTGGTACACGTTGCTTACCAGTTCGTTGAAGTACACGACACCTTTGCCAAGGACATAGTTGTCGGTATTGGGAGATTGAGCCATCTGTTTTTCCTCCGTTAGGTAAAATAAATATTAAGTTCCATCATCCGTATAGAATAAGGCCAATACAAGCCTCATCCCAATTACATCCGGCAGGCCGTAACCTGTCGGTCCTTCTGTACGAATTTCACGGATAAAGGAGTCATCGGCCACGTTGACACCTCCCGTAAAAACCACATTCCGTACGTTTCTATATAACTGCTTTATATCGTAACCTTTGCTGACGACCATTTCAAGAATAACTTCCATTTTCCTGCGGGATGGGTAACCAGCAGGGTAACGGCTTGAAATTTCACCAACCTCATCCACCCCTTCATCCATGTAAATGCAGGGCAGTTTACTCTGATCTATCGGGAGGGTCGGCGTCCTTATAAAGGACTGCAAGCCCAAGGCTTCCCTTTGGGCTTTTACCCTCTGATAAATTACCCCTAATGCTGCTTCTCGCTGTTGCATTATTTTTTAGGGAAGGAGTACAACCTTCCACCTTGTTTTGGATACATGGTTTCATCGATTTTACCTGGTTGGAAAAATGCGTTCACCATTCTATTTGCCAACATGTGCGCTGCACGATCAGCAAATACATATGGAGCCTTCAGCATTTTCTCAATGTTGCCACCAGGGGCCTTGGAAGACCAATGCCTTCCCTCAAAGTTCACAACCCGCTTCGTTGGGTTAGGCCATGGTTTATTCCCAGGCAGCACGCCTCCTTCCAGTATAGCAGCATATTTTACATCATTTACGATGGTGACTCCATCTGCACTTATGGCGTCCATTTTCCAACCAGCAGCAAATGTCCCAGACACCTTTGGCTGTGCTGCCCTTAATCTTTTCTCAAGGTCAAGCCCCACCGTCAGAAAAGCCTCCAGCTTTTCTCTTGGAAGTATCCTGTTGACATCACTCCTTAGATATTTCACAAATACCTGAAGGGGTGTTACAATGGACCCACGTGCAGTTAAACCGTGTCTCTCGTAATCAGGCATTATACTTCCCTCAACAGAATTGTATACACCGCATCTGCCGGGTCAACATCCCAAGCAACAACATGAAATTCCCTTGCAACCGGGAATTGATCATCAGCAGGAACTCGCACAAGATCTTCAGTCTTCAGAGGCCTTGGTAACTGTACACCTCTCACAAGCCCCTTCATATCTGTGGGTTGTATCAATGCCGAAAACGGTAAAGTCTGAACATCTTTTTGGGAAAAACCTTCCAGTATTAAATCTACAGGGTACGTGGTTGGAACAGGAGTCTCATCAGCCCACTCTGTTCCAGTAAGACGAACATACGTCGCTTCGTGAACCAGTGAGTCAAACACCTTGAAAATGGTATCAGCAGCCTTCAAGAAGATGGTTTTCAGACTCATTTTACGCTCTCATTAACCTTACCACCCCTATACCAGCACTTGACACAAAAGCACTGATAATGTTCTTTACTTTGTCCGGAATTGGGTTTGGTTTTCTACCCCGTAAACTGGAATCAGTTTTAAGGGTAAGAGAACCAGCCCTTATCTCAGCAAGTCCATCCAGGTCCTGATCTGCCGACCTGTCAGTCTCAACCGAGGACAAGGCGAGTTCGAAAACTGCAACCTTGACCTCGGATGGGATTATATTACTTGGGTAATCAGTGCCGTCTGGATACAGTACCTCAGTACGGGGCCAGTCCATGGACTGGGTGTACGATACTTTGTCACCCTTCCAAGTTGAGTACCAATCGAGCATGCGGGAGGCTGTGATTAGGAAATTTGCCCTGGCATCGTAAGCCAGGGCATTCCATACCGCCACATGCGCTCGATCTTTGAAATACGCTTCTGCCTCTGACAGTGTAACGTAACTGTTGGCAGAAACTCCACCGACTGTAGCATCCAGGGCCATACGTCACCTACTTTGTGGTCCGTTTGGTTCTTGACTCCTCAGCTTTATCAGAGGCCGGGGCCTTATGCTCGGCCGGGGCCTTATGCTCTGCTTTGACCTTATGCTCTGCTTTGACCTTTGGTTCGTCTTTTGTCATTGACCATCCCGCTTCTTTCATGGTGGGGATTTGTTCGGGGTCGACAGTAACTTCTGTACCATCTTTGTACATTTTCCGCATGATTCTTACCTCTTTAAAGGTGTAGTGTAAAGACGTGGGGCCGAAGCCCCACGTCACTCGATACAGGTTAAAAATTAGGTGGTAGCATCACCTAACAGGGTGATCCGGCGCGGGTCAAAAGCAAAGGCACCGCACAGGAGGTCCATGGACAGCGTGGTCTTCTTGGTGGACAGATCATAGCCCTTCACGACGCGAATACTGACACCGTTATTGGACGCGGTCGCGGTGACGCGGTCCTGCGGGGCATCAAGGATCGGGAAGGCGACCGCCAACGAACGGTCATCAAAAATGGCACCAAGTACATCAATAGTCAGGCCGGAACCGAGTACAACCACAGCAGCATTGTCCGGAACGATTTCCGTAATCGGGTCAACCAGGGCGACGGTGGTGGTTGCACTGGTATCCGGGATTGCGGTCTTGACGATCAGGGGCCGACGGAGACCGGCAACAATCAGACGATCCCCGGCATACAATACCTTGGAAGCGGTCTGGGTGTCAACGATCAGGTTTTCGTCCCCAATCTTGTTGTTGGTGTTTCCACCAGCACCGTTATTGACGGCGCAGACCATCGTACCACAGGTGTACGCCTGGACCGGGAAGGCCACGGACGAGAACCAATCCATACCCATGACATGTCCCATGATACCGGACTGCAGGGAGGATACACCTGGCGCACCACGGGTCTGGCTCTGGTTGAACCAGGTCTGACCGAGCATCTTGGCCTCAAGGGACAAGTTGCACAGGGAGAAACGGTTCATCGAAAGCTGCTGGAGCGTGGCGTATTTACGGGCCAGGGCAACGTCGGCGGCATTCGCAAACAGGTCGGATGAGTAGTACATTCCGGCCGCTTGCAGGATTTTGGTACCAACATAAGTATCAACGAATTCTGCCAGACGATAGGCAGCAGGCTTGATAACCTGATCGCTGAACGAATCCAGTTCCATTGCTTCCTCACGGGCCGTTACTTCGACGGAAATATCGAGATGTTTCTCAATAACCATCGACCGGGTCGAGGTGCTGATGGGCTGAACTTCGATGGTGGATACAAACTCCTTTGCTACATAGTCGCCGTGGGTCCGGAACGGGATTGTATCTCCCTTTTTCCAGCCGTTGGCACGGGTATTGAACTCCGAGGTCTCGTCCTTCGTACACATACCCGTGATGACCAGAGCGTCCTCGAGATGGGTAAGTGCCTCGGCGGCGATGATTGTGGGATGTTCCCAAATATTTGCCATTGTATTTTTCCTCCAAAAGATTAAAAGTTAGTGTGTGGCCGATTTACTTATCTTCTTTCTCATCCCAAGACCCCTGGTCGCTGTCCCCAAGACAGTGGGATTTTGATGGTATAACTAATCTTATACGGAAGTAAAGAACAAGTCAAGGTCAAAATTACGCTGCCTTTTGTTTTGCCCTCAATTTCCGGTAACCATTGTAATCGCCCTTTGCAAGGAGGGCATCAGCCTTCTTGTTGAAGTCGGACTCTGCAAGGAGGTTATTCCCTGTAAGACCAGCCCCTTCAGAATCAGGCCAGTAGTGCGGTGCAGACTCTTTCAGGGAATCCACCCACACATCCGGGGTCATGATCAGCTTGTCCTTATTTTTAATAAGGTTCCCCTGTTTGTCACGAGCCTCCACCTGCCCATCCTCGCTCAGGGAAAAGACATTAATCCCCCGCATGAGGACATCTGCCAGGGCTTCAGGCCGAACACCGGCTTTGATGGCAGCAGCGCGAATATCATCCTCAATAACCTTGGTCTGATACTTGCTTTTGTATGTGCTGCCTTCCTTGTTGGAAACTTCCAACTTGCCGTTCAGTTCATCAATAACAGCAGTCAACCTGGAAGTGGCAGTGGAAACGCGCTTCTCCAGAACCTCCTCAAACTTGCCGTCCTTGATAAGCTGTGCATACTCATTCTGGTCGAGAAGCTGAAGGGCCTCAAGGGCCTTGACCGGATCCTTGATATCCTTGAACTTGTCAAGCATATCCTGGAGCTTTTTCTTCTCCCCCAGAATTTCATCGTTCTTGGTCTTCAACCCGGACACCGCCTCGTCAATTTTCTTTTGCACACCACCATTAATGGTGACAATCGAAGCGTTGTACTCTTCCTCTGCCTTGGCTTTCAAAGCCGGGTCTTCAATGTAATCAAACATGGTATTCTCCTCCAGAGAATGTGGTTAAGTCATCCCCAAGATGACCGTTTAAAATATCCAGGGGACTTCCAGTTTATTCCTCGGAACCTTTACCATCGGGGCTTTTGCCATCTCCCGGTTTAGGTTTACCCGAAGAACTCTTGTCATCAGCATCGTCTCTGACTTTGCCAGTGACGGTAAGACCCTGCATAGCACTCGAAATTTTCATGTACTCTTTGTACTTTTCAAGTTGTTCTATGTACTCTTTCAGCGAAACCCGCTGATCGATAAGACCGCTATTAACAAGGTACCTATGAATAACAGGCAGGGGCACAACCCCGCTCCCAAATCCACTAATGATCTCCTTAAGAACAGCACTGTCTGGTATGCCAAAGGTCAGGGCAGGAGGAGCGTCAACAACGACTTCATTTTTGTCCTTGCCCGACCATATGCACATCAGTTCCAGCCCTTGTTTGAGAGCATTGAGGACTGATAGATACACAGAATAGATTGAAGCGGATTGAGTAGCTTGGCGTATACGCAAAGCCTCCGCCGCCTCGACCCCTTTCCTGGTATCAAGGATTGAAACACCGTGCCTGATAGCTTCCTCATACAAGTCATCTATATGTGTCTTGACGTGGGTAAGGGCTGCTGTATCAGTCTTTGTATAGTAAACTCTGGCCGCAGGATCAGGAAGGGTAATCATAACCGAAGAACCAACAACATTCGGTACGTTATCATCCGTACTTGCCCCTGACAGAACCAGAGTGGGGTTACACGAAAGGAATTCGCTGTTGGCGAGGTCTGCTTCCTTTCGATATATTTGAATAGAACAGTTTGCCACCGCCAGGAGCGGTATTGGCTGCTGCCCTACAGAGTTATTGATGGAACCAGCTACAAAGAGTGGTATCTGGTCAATTTTCTTGCCCTTGAGGTTTGGTTGAGCAAAAAAATCTACATATTCCCCCTTTTCCCCAAAAAGCCTGGAAGTGTACTTACCTTTTTCATCAAGGTGAAGCACTCTGTACACATCTTCATAGTCGTGGGCGAAAATATCAACACCCTCAGGGATACTCTCCTTCAAGACTGCCAGTTTCAGGTTTTTCTGGGAACCAATTGTCTCTGCCTTCCAGTTGGTAAAGTTCTCAGCATTGTACTTGACAAATTTGAACTGATTGGTCTCAGGAACGATATCAACGACAATGACCACCTTACCAGTTTGCAGTACCTCGATAATCATATCGAGAAACAACTGCTGCAAGGTGTTTCCATCCTTGGTGGCTTCCTCATTGAGGTACTCAAGGTGTTTCGGCAGGTTGAACTCTGGGAGTTTGGTAATAATGACCCCAAGGGCACCGGAAAGAGCGTATGCAGTGATCAGAGGGAAATGGGCGCGTTCAAGGTAATCTGTGTATGCCCCCGCATACTCCCCAGACATACCGGCTGGCCGTGGGAGGTATCTCTCCTTGAGTTCCTTGATTCGTGCCTCCCCCTTCATGCAGTCGCGGATTCGTTCCCACTGTGTAACTGACTCGTCATAGTCAGGGTGCGTTTGAGAAGCATCACCACTGCCCAATATCATTTGGACGGGGATAACAGCCTTTGCCGGTTCTTTTTTGGTACTTTTGCCTTTGATAGCCATATTTCCCCTACATAGAAACTTTTTTGCGGGTCATAGCAATTAACTTGCGAGTCAAACCGTACCTGCAACTGTCCATGGCGTGATCCTCAAGTTTACTATCGATATCTTCCATTTTCTTTTCGTCAGTTTGCATCAGTGGTAAGGTTCTTATATGATGTCTTGCTTTAATTGTAAAGTACAAATGTTCCGCTTCCATTTTTTTATCAAGAGCGGACTTCAGTCTGGTACGCATAATATCCCAACCGGCAACACGGGAACCAGAGCCTTTATACGCCTTTTTCCATACTACCCGTTCACGTGCCATACGGGCAGCAATACTCGTTCCATCCCGCACTTCGTATATTTGGGTATCCGCTGGGCCTGAATGGACTTTTATCCCATGGAACTCCTGAATTTTCTTGTCCTTCTCCTTGACCCTTTCTGCAATTTCTTTACTGGTCGCCCCATCACCTGCGTCCGGGGTTGCCCCATCCCAGCCGTAAATCTCGTCAAATACTACAGTAGTCCCCTTGGAAAAATATGGCAGGTTGTGCTTAACCCTTTCTTCTTCTTCAGGTTGTTCCCCGTTGCACTCAGCGATATATGATACAGACCATGGTTTTTGTGACCCCCAGTCGAAACTTCTCAGTACGTACCAACTGCTCGGCATCTTGAAGTGGGGCAGCACATGAATTTTTGGGTCCCATACATCATAGAAAAAGCCGCCGACGATGATATCCCAAGACCCTTTCACCCACGCCTTGAACTTTACTTCACTCCCAGCAGTGGCAGCGATGATGGTATTAAGGTAATCAGGATCGGCGGCAAGTAAAGTCTTGTTCTCATCCAGCCTTGATTGTATCCTAGCACGGGTTTTGCCCGTTACCGGGTCAGTGATAATTTGATACGGACGCATTGAGTCAATAAACCGAGCCTTCACCCATGCGTGACCTATGCCTGAAGGGTTACATGAGGCCCTGACTTTTAATGGCACTCCAGACTCTGAACAGCGGTTACAGGACATCATGCTCAAATAACATTCATCAGTCGCCCAGTTTGTCAACTCTTCCCAGCCTATCCAGGGGTATTCATGGCCGTGATAGTTCCAGTAATCTGCAGGAACCCGCATATATCGCAGGTACAGCACTTCACCTGTCCCAAATGTCCACTTATGCTCAGATCCATTCCACTTTGCATCTGGAAATATTTGCCTTATCCACTTCAGAGACTTGTTGATAACATCCGTCAACTGCGTATACTCTTCCCGGAACAAAACCCCCCGCCAAGCAGCCCCGTACCCTTGCCCGACATGCTGCAAGAAGTCCATCAAAAGAACATCAGTCTTCCCCCCACCTCGGTTCCCCTCAATCAGGGCCTCCCGTGCAGGACAGGCCATATAAGCCTCTTGGGAGCCGGGGTGTGGCTCCCAAATGGTCATATTCTTCTTGGTGCGTAAGGCAACGGTCATTTCTGAACCACTCCAACACTGCGTTTACGCCTTCCACGCTCGAATCTGACAACAACCTTCCCATCTTTGAGCAAATTTCGCTCCCTGTTGAGGCATTTCTGCATATCACTGAACATTTTGGTCCCGTTTAAGGCCAAACACCCCCTTTCCTTCATTAAATCGACAAATTCCTGTCTTCCCCAGCACTCTTTTCTGAGTTCTGAATACTCCTCCCGCAGTTCCGGGTTGTCCCTGAACCGTTTCTTCTGTGTTTTACTCCTTTTTTCGTTCACCTGGGGAGTCTCACTGAGGGAACGGTGTATCGCAAGCAGCTCAAGGTGATACTCAGAGTGGGAAAACCACCAACTTCGGTACCGGGCATGGCTTCTCCGCCTGATGGAAACATAAAACTTCCCCGTTTCCACACACCGGACCTTCCTATTCGGATTCTCCTTCACTCCCATCTCTTCCTCCGTACTTTTCTTCCCAACTCTTGGCATCAACCTTCGCTGGAGCAATCATTACCCCAGCGTTCACGTTCAAATTCTTACTCTCGTTCTTATCGCTCCATCCGAGGGTGTTCATCGTCATGTACTTGAACAGTCCTGTATTGTACCCTCTGTTATCCAAATTATTCTTCCCCTGCTGGTGCCACCAGGCCTCGTACATACTCTGCCCGATCTCATAAGCAGTATTGAAACTTTCGAACTTCTCAGCCCACCCCCGCAGCGTATAAATAGAAATATTGAACAGAGCAGCAATCTCTACTTCGTTATTTCCTTCCTTGGCAAGTCTCAGGAACTCAATGGGGTGAAAGGCAGGGTCAAAATTAGTCCCTCTCAGGACTGTATCAGGAATGAACTCATCAGGCAGTAAATTCTCTCGTACCAGCCGCTCCCCTCCATGTCTCCGGCACTTATCACCATTGCCAACCGCATTATGGGTACATCCTGGTTCCGAGCAAGGTTCTTTATCATACAGGGTGATTACCTTTGCCTCTTTTAATCCTTCTGCCATCTCGCAAGGGATTTCTGCTGCTTCGGCAAGCAACTTCTCCTTTTTGATCCGAACCTTTTCGCGTATCTTGGTAATCTTCTTTCGCTGTTCACCGTTCATGGTCAACATGATGAATCCTCCGCGAGTTCCTTACACAGCCTCTGGTACTCAAGTGACATGTCGCCTTCCAGTATGTCAGCAATAAGAGAATCAGTGACAAAGCCCCCAAGTCCCTTGCCATTCCCATTCCAGGAACCAGCGGCTTTGTGAACAGCATCTTGTATCAGGTGCCAGCACTGTCGAGTAGAGATACCATCGTGCCCTCTGACAGTGCAGTACAATGAGGCTATACTGTCCCGTACTTGGACTGAGGTTACTCTACCTGCTATGCGTAATGAGATCTTCATACTACTCTTATATGATATTCTTGAAAGAGTGTCAAGTAAAAATAGACAACAAAAATACTACACTCCGTCAGATTCTAAAAATATAGGGTTTAGGTTCCTTGGTTTGGGGGAGGTCGGGGGCTCTGTAAAGGTCTGGTCCGGGGCCTCGGTAGAAAAGTAAAATACTACATCGACTCTGTCGTGTAGAAATGCTTCGCATACTACAGGGGGTGTCGAAAATGAGAGGCTGTCGTCCCCCGCCCCCCGGCCTGTTTTTTCAAAGGGGCCGACGGCTTGTGGCTGTGAATTGCTGGTACTTTGCAAGGTTTAGGTAATTGCCATATATGAATGGCCTGAAAAAACTATGCAATGGCCTGCTATAGGGTAAGGGCTGTTGAATGGCAATAGCCTAAAATAAGCACAAAGGTGAACAGCATGAAAAACACAAGTGAAGTTGTAACGGGCAAGGGCAAGGGCAAGGGCAAGGCAATCACAGCAGCAGTACCAACAGCAGCAGCAGTACCAACAGCAGCAGCAGTACCAACAGCAGCAGCAGTACCAACAGTACACAAGGGTATACCCACACTAAACAGCAAGGCGCGTGAAGTACTAGCAACACTGCCCGTTTGTGTGTTGGTACTTAGTGCAAGGTGTAAAAATGTATTGCTTGACTTGGCAAAATTCAATATTAAGCAGTCAGGTGATTTTACATGGTTAGGCCACAAAGCAGCAAGTAAGGCCGGAGGCCTTGACAACATGTTGCTTGCTGCTGCTAAAGCCATGCAAAGCACGGGCAAAGTTGATTTAACCGCATTGCTTATTGATTGGGCAAGGTATGAAGGTTTGTATGGTCGGCGGTTTGATGCAGCAGCAGCAATTGACAGGCTCAAGGGGCATTTCGGCATACGTAACAATACGTACTTGACGCATGGTTGGCTGAACCATAAGCAGTGTCAAGGCCAATTTGGCAATGTTACAATGAAACAATACAACATTAAACAGCAATTCATTACTGAATTGCTTGCCCCTGCTGCTGGTGAATTGGTTCAGGCCATGATTGACGTATTGAAGGCACCTAACAGCGCAACAGTCAAAGCATTGCAAGCAAAGCAAGTGATTGACTAAACAACTTGAATCAGCAAATGGCCTCAAGGTATAACAGCCTTGAGGCCATTTTTTTTGCCCTATGCCTTACCCTATGCCATGCCATGCCTTACCCTATGCCATGCCTTACCCTATGCCTTGCCTTACCCTATGCCTTGCCATGCCATGCTGTTTTTATACATGCCCGTGTAGGGTATTAACCATAACAATGAAAACGCAACATAGGGCCATTTTTGCCCGTTTTTAGGGCATGTCACATTGTGGTATAAATTTATGCTACCTGGTAGCAGGTTTTTTGCTGGTAATGGCAAAGCATTTCAGGCCATTTTTCAGGCCATTTTTCAGGCCATAGCAAAAACACCATGTTAGCCTCAACTAACTTGCTGTACTTGCGCGTTTTTTGTGTCACGCCGCCGAATGCAAACCTGCCTGGCAGATTCACCCCGGTTAGCCTCAACTAACTTTTTTTAATCTGCCTCCAGATGCTCTGATCCTTACGCCTGATAGATTTCGGGAACACGACGCGGACGCGCATAACCTCCAATCCTGTTCTCAATCTCATTCCTGTTTCAGAACCCCGAGGCCGAGGCCCCAGGATCCGCCCAAAGATCAAAAAGGATTTCAAAAATGTAAATCTGAACGAGCAACAAAGATGTAACCCCGACAGCAATCTATTTCACTCCACAAGACCCTTGGGATTCCCCCCGATTGGATAGCTGACCTGTTCGTTAAATAGACCTGGGGATTTAGAATAAAGAAACAAGAATCAGAAACCTCAAGATGAAGATGAAAATAGATTCAAAAATAGATTGAGTCACCCTTGTAATTCAGTATCTGCCATGATATATATATAATAGGCCCAGGGCATAAGGCCAAGGGCGAAAACCAAAAGCCAAATGGAGGCACCCATGAAGGCAAACATTGTCAGACGGCGTAACGGGCAGGTAGTGGCCCAGATCACCGTCAACCAGCCCACCATCCCCCAGACCAAGCCCATCAAAAAAGCAAGGGGAATTGCAGCAACCATCCCCGCCCCGCGCCGTAAGGACGTCACCCGTAAGCAATGGCAAGAGTACGGTGACCTGCTGCGGTCTATCAAACGGCTGGTGCCTGAGTACCAGGGACTTGAGTACCTGTCCCTCAACGACCTGCGTGACGCCCGTGATGGTATCAACAGGGCCGACATGATCAGGGCGATTGCCCTGATGAAGTGAGGGAACTATGAACAAAACAGCCATGAAGATGGCCGCTGCCGCCCTGATGATCGGGGCGGTGGCTGGCCTGGGATTGTCAGTGTTTGAGGGGCGACCAGTTCAGCCCAAGCGGATGCTGTTCACTCAGGAAGTTGAGTGCAATGGCATCTGGTTTGAGGCCCAGGTGGAAGTATACTATCCACCCGAGGAACTGTGTCAAATGCTAATCAAAGACGCCAGCGAGCAGGAGTACTACTATGTTGAGTCCAACTGAAGGGTTCAGGGCCGAAAGGGCCTTTGCGTGTGGCGCATCCGTGCGCCTGGTTGTGCATGAGCCGTCCAAGGCAGCACAGATGGTTGCTGGTACGATTGTGGCAAATGAGATTGATGCCATGATCATCGAGCGGTGCCAAGGCAAGGGACGTGAACGCGTCCTGAAAGCACACGTTGTCGTGCTTACCTGATTTATACCCTTCGGGTATAAATGAACCTACACCAATGGAGACCAAAATGAGCAGGTTTATCGCAAGCGTAACAGTTGACGAAAGCAACAAAATCCTGAGGGTCAGTAGTGAGAGGGCAAACCCGGCAATGGGTCCGTACTTCACATGTGCATGTGGCTGGCGGACTGACTTTGCTTTCTTTGTACAAGGCAATGACGGCAAGATCACAGGCCCCTTGTGTTGCTCCTGTCACCTGCACAATGAAGAAGCTGAAGCAATCGCTGACGCCAAATATGCAGCGACCCTTTAACCAAAGGAAATACAAAATGAAGCAGATAATTGTGCGCGTTGAGCGCAAGGATGACATTGATGTTCCCACTCACATGAGCATTGAGACTGTGGATGAAGCTGATGCCTTTGAATGCGACAAGTGTGGGTGCAGCCCTGACGTCGTGTTCGGTTGTTACGATGGCTATATGACTGTGAATCTGTGCCCTGCATGCTACATCATCTGCCCACCTGATGAGGAATAAAAATGAAAGATTGCACCAAGCGTGAAATCGTAGATGTTTTATCCAGGGCATGGCGTCGCGCCCTGAAAAGACGCTGCCACAAGATAAGGCGCAGGATTGATAAGCGCGAGGCCAGCTCGGCCTGGATGTCCCTGATCTAAACCCAAATAGATTTCGGGATTTGAAGATGAAAATAGATTTTGCCTTTTGGCATCCAACAAGGAGATAACTATGAGCAAATCCATCATCTACACCGCAGAATCACACGATATCATCATCAGTGACTCTGATGGGGATAGTGTCATCCCCATCGACAGGACGGCCCCACCGTCTAGCATCCTTTATGCAATGCTTGCCCTGGCGACTGTATGTACTCCAATGGTTGAAATCATATACAAGGAAGGTAATAACACCTTTCTGTTTGATTTCATTAATGAGACCTGGACACTGACCTTTCCCAAAATCAGGATGGGGAAGAACTGCGATCACAACGAAATCATCAATGCCTTTTTCAGTCTTTACAATGAATCAGCAAACAGATGAAAATAGATTGAAATAGCCCTTGCAATTAGCCATCGGCCATGCTATATATATAATAACAGCAGGTGAGTGACCTGCACAGACCAAAACCCTTTTTATGGAGGCACCCAATGAAGAAGACTGCAACCGCAAAAACCAAGAATGCCCCGGCCAAGACCAAGGCCCAGGCCACCCGCGTCCACACCCCGGCAGTCGGGGGCAAGGACGAAAACTACGTCAACGTCGCCAAGTTCACCACCGAGGCCGAAGCCGTCAACAAGCTCGTTGCCATTGTTGGCAACAAACCGATTGGCAAGTATTCCCCGTTCGGGCACTTGCTGACCAGCGACAGCGGCAAAATTGATATGGCCCTCCTGAATGGGAACACTACCTTGTCTGGCCTCTCCGCCGTGACCGGCACGAGCAAAACCAGCAAGAAAACCCGTGAAAGCGAGAAGGCCCAGGCCACCCGCGTCCGTAACCATGTTGGCTGGGAAGCTGATACGGCCACCGTGATTTCTGGCTTCCCCCGGCGGCTGAAGAATGTGTGGGCTGATGCCAAGGAAAAGGGCAAGGCGTGCAAGCCCTGGCTGGATGTGATTGCCGCGCATATCCGCACCACGTTCTCCGCCACCTACGGTCGGGCCGCAAAGGCCAACAAGTAGACCGCCCCCAGCGTACCCACTCCCCTTTAGGGGAGTGGTACGGCGGTAAGGGTCCCAGGGTAGCCATTCTGCCTTGGGACCCTTTTTTGTTTGTGCCTCAAATCCTACCCCTTATTTCCAGGACCACAAATTGCCTCTGTACTCATCTTTTGCCCCTTGTGGCTACCTATGCCTTGCCTTGCCCCTAGAATTACAATACAGACTCTGTTAGATGGCTTCCCAATACATCTTTTGGTGCTGGTAGTGAACTACTAAGCCCCGGCCAGGGGACAAGGACTGGATTCACTGGTCAATCCACCCCCAGATACCCAGTCTGTTCTGGGGACTGGATGTGGTGTTGGTCGGGGCCTCGGCCTGAGGATGTCTCTGATCTATGTCCAAATAGATTTCGGGATCTGCCAGGACAATACTACGGTATTCTGACCGGGTGAGGGTGTGAGGCTCCCCCCAGGCCCCAAATCAACTTCAAAATCGATTCCCAGGCCCCAAATCAACCCCGGAATTAAGACTCCAGGCCCCAACCAAGGATCAAATCAACCCCAGAACAACGACTTTCAAACCAGAATCGCAACCCGAAAAGCAATAAAAAGAAATACGACTCATAAGTCTTAAAAGAGAGAGGACTCTTTTGCATAAGCTGGGAAAAGCCAATAAAATAAAGGGAAACAAAGGGAAATGAGAGTAAAATAGATTTTGCAAATAGAATATGCCCTTGGTACTGTTAAGTAAGGCAAGGGTAAGTACACCCAGAGTATAGGCAAGAAGTTCAGGTAAGAAATTAAGTTCAGTTGGGAAGTGTTTACTGTCTTTAAGCAGAAAAGGAGGATTTGTATGGCACAATCAATCGAAGGTACATGTGGTGGATGTGGCAGGACAAAAAGTTTACAGATTAAGTACCGGGAAGAGTACGGCAAGAAAACTGCACTGTGTCCTAACTGCGGGTTCCATAATAGCCTGAAGCGGATTGGGGGAATTGTGGTGGGAACAAAACTAATCGAACTGGAGGCACCCAGAACTTATGCCAGCAAGGAAAATGCAGTAAAGGCCGTGGAGAAGAAGTACGGGGATTGGCCGGTGGAGTTGAGATACATTGTGTATCGGAATGAGGAGGGACGATACTTCCCTGTGTTCATCGGGTATGAGGCAATAAGGGAAGGAGTCCACTTTCACTTTAACGTCTTGGGGTGAGAAATGATCAAATTCAAGATTTATTATGTAGAGGAGGGGTTCTGCAGGATAGTCTATCAGTACATAAACTCCATTGGTGAAAGAGTTTATTACTGTCTGCAGGATGATGGGGCTTTTGGGAGGAGGGATGTACATGCGTATCGCTGTACTGCGCCTCCCTGGCTTGAGCCTGACTATCGGGTATTACCTGGAGATTATTCCGAGTGGGAGAGGCCCTTGGAAGATAGCGGGATTGGCAAGATTGTAAGGGAGTTCCTGGAGGGCTGCTCATGAGGGAAAAGTTTATTGAAGGACTGCAAGAGAAATGGGATCAGTGTGGGAGTGACTTGTTACGGAGTGTCAATGGGGAATTTGACTATCGAAAGGAGCCAAAGGCCACGATGACAAGGGATGCAGTATTTGATGCATGCGCTGATCTGTACGTTGGTGGACTTGCAAGGGATGGAGAAGAAAGCAAGGCGTGGTTCGCTATGACCTTTGAAGAGGCAGAGGAGTTGAAGAAGCTGGCGTTTCCTTTTAATGTATACGGATACTAGGAGGAGAGTGTGAAAGAAATTGAATGTTTGATATGTAAGACTCTGGTCGAAGTCCCAGATAATGTAGTGGGATGTGCATGTGAGAGATGTACACGGTTATTGCAGAATACCTGCAATATTTGCGGAAAAGAATATCCTGAAAATTATAATGGATGGGTATTTGTAGAACCCGCCTTCCATATTTGTCGAAAGTGTAACGATGACAACAAGTAAGGAGGAATGATGAAAAAAGAAACGATAATAGCGTTGAGGGGAAGTATTAGGAAGTGGGATTTGATTGCCCAGGGGATTGGGTTGAACGAAGGAGGTAGCAACTGTCCCTTGTGTAAGATGTTTTGTAGAGGGGGAGGGTGGAGTACAGGAGATTGCAAGGAATGCCCTGTATTCCTCGTTACTAAAAACACTCAGTGTGGCGGGACCCCTTATACAGAGTTTGTTGGCTGGGCAGGGTTCGACTTTGAGGAAACTTTGCCGGAAATGGGGTTGGACAAATATAAGATGGAAATGGCTTGCGATGCCTGTGAACGGGAAATTGAGTTCCTTATCGGGTTGTTGCCTGAAAAAGCAAGGCGGAAGTATGAAGCGTAGAGTACGGGTAATTATTGGGAGAAACCCGTGGGACAGAGGGCGTGCCGCCGAGAATAGGGAAGGGTGGTTCCATAAGTTCGGGACTGATACCATTTCTGAAACAAATGGCGACCTTCATACGTACCAAGTAGCTGTTGTCGAGTTGGATGGTGGCGAAGTGGTCATAGTGTACCCCGAGAATATCACTTTCGTTGACTGAGAGGAAGGTATGAATAAAGAAGTAATAAAAGCAATAGAAGGAAGTATTGCGAAATGGGATTTGATTGCCCAAGGAATAGGGATAAACCAAGGAGGGTACAACTGTCCCTTGTGTAAGATGTTTTCAGATCTTAATTATGAGAACCTTGGTGTATGCGATAACTGCCCTGTATATTTGAAGACTGGTTTTATCCAATGTTTTAGGACTCCTTACTACGACTTTGTTGATGCCACATGGGGTCCATTTGATACCAGAACTTTACCTGAAATGGAAAACGAAGTGGGGCCTGTCTGCGATGCCTGTGAACGGGAAATTGAGTTCCTTATCGGGTTGTTGCCTGAAAAAGCAAGGCGGAAGTATAAGTTGTAGAAGACTCTGATCTTAGGTGAAATGGATTTCGAGAAACTCTAGCTTTAAGAGGGAATATGAAAATAGAAGAAAGAGTCCAGTACAAAACCAGGAGTGGGAAAAGAGTAATTGGGGTGCATATTGTCAAGAAGAATTCCTTTGGAGCAGAAGTTACTTTCCCTGTTAAAGGGAGTATTGTTGTTTCAGAGAAGCCCTACAGATTACGGTACCAAATCTGGACAATAGATGGCAAGGCCGAGGTCTTTAGTGACCATAAGGATGATCTTATAGACACCTGGGAAAATTGTACAATTTAGGAGGAAGAAATGTCTTTGTC